CATAATTCCATTCCATAGGGATGAAAAGTGAATATAGTCCGCTTTTGGTTTGACCATTCTTGTTTCGTTTTCCCACATCGGAATCTAAATACAATTTTTTAAAATTACCTCCTCCTTTTTCAAGAGAATTTGAGGTACTTCCCATCATACATTTTCCAATAATTCTAGAACCTAATCTAAGACAGGTTTTAGTAACCCTCCAGTTATTTAATATATTATCAGGTCTTTCCCATTTCCCACTTTCATCGTGAGCAAGTATTTTTAATTTTTCCCCATCGTATGAGTTGTCCCCTGTGTTTTTCCAGTCAATGGTGGTATCGAGACCTTCGAGTTCCTCAACGGCTTGATTTTGATCAAGTTTCTTTCTGGTAAGTTTGGATGCTGGGATTCTATACGCAAGCTCCGTCTTCGGCCTGTCCATTCCGTCTTGGATTGGTTTGAAGAAGAACGGATAGTTGAGGGATATTGGTACGACCTTATCGGTGAACATCTTCTTAGCATCCGACCCTGTTTTTGACAATATGCCAAAACGTGAGTCACGTGAGGTGGTTGCTGTATGCACGAGTTCTGATGAGGACATAAACGAAAAGCCTGAACGCCTGTTTTTAAGATAGCACATTCCGTATGAACGAACGTCCGCTTTGCATGCCTCCCAAAATATATAGAATAATCTATTGGACTCTCTAAAGTCTGGCTGCCCAATATCAATTTTGGTCCAGCACAAGTACATGTAATGAGAGCCAGTAATATAAGTAGGAACGTTTTTGTTATTAAACCAAAAACCTTCTTCACGCCTTTCAAACTCTTTGTCAATATAGTCATACCATTTTTCTTTAAAAGTATCAGGATATTTTTCCCAATCAAATACATTTTTAATTTTACTTAACTCTTTAGGATATTCTAATTTACCCCAATAATTACCTTCAAAATTATAAACATCTTTTTTTTGAGGTAAAGCAATTTTTAAGTTTTGTATTTCATATACTTCATCAATCGTGCCATCTTTAGAAATAACAACTATATCAAACTCCTTGTTATATCCATACTTCCATTTCTTAGATTTATTGTAAGACTTTAATACCTTTTGAGGTATAACATTTTCAAGTATTTTATATAAAGTTTGTTTATACATTATTTTGACCTTCCTTCAGCAAACCCTTTAAACGATGAAGCTTTATTATCTATATTATTAGTATCAAGCATATTGTTTTCTTCTTCAATTTTTGTTAAAATTTCAAAAGCATCAAATATAGCTAACTTCTTAGACGCTGCTGCATTTTTTAATCTATCTGCTGCAATATCAGGAGATAACCCATCTAAGTCTTTTTTTAAAATACCTTCATTAGCAACTTTAATAAGTTCTTGTACAGCTTTTTTACCTGCTTTTATAATTTCTAATTTTAATTCAGTATTGTTCATAAAACCATTGTTATATTTTTATCAAACATTCTATATAGTTTTTCGCCATCTACATTAAATTCATATTCACTATCTGGCTGAAAAGAAACTTTATCGCCTTTATTAATACCCTTACTAATTAAGTACTTATTAGGATACTTAACTAAGCCAATTAATGGCTCTTCCTCTGCGTGAGTTTTAAGGTAATGATTCCCACCCTTTTCAATAGGTTTAATCATGCAGTATTTAGAATGAGCTTTCCATTCTCCATTTTGCTTATACATAAAAAACTGATCGTTGTCTATAAAAAACAAATCGTCCTTAAAGAAGCTTTTTCCGCTCTTTTCTCTACCCTGCATATCATTGTAGTACTTAAATACATTATGATGCACTAAAAGGGTGTCTCCTGGCTTTATAGGGCCTGTGTAGTTTATCGGAGTTTCAACAACTATTGCGTATCGATTAGATACAGTATGATCTTCTTTAGATGAACTTGTTATTAAATTAACATTTCCAATCTTTATAGTGTTATCATACCTTTTGTTATTGCTCGGTTTTACAATAAAATTAAAAGGTGATTTCATTCAAAATTTATATTATATTCAATTGATATTGGCATATTAGAATTAAACTCTTTCCAAAGGAATATTTCTCCTTTTTTGTTTTCAATCCAAATTTTTATAGAATTGTTTTCTTCTATATGCTTTATCAAATGTATACAATAATTTCCATTTAAAATATCTTGACCTAATATATAGTGCATAGCACTAGACTTATAGTCTGCTCCTACTGAAATTTTTCTTATATCCATTTAATTTAATTTTTATTTTAATTTTAGAAACAAATCCCTATAGATGTTACCAAACCTGTATCTGGGCCTGATATTGGTATTTCTATGGTAAATTTACCTGAACCTGTCCCATTAGAGTTAAATTGTCTTCTTCCTCCACCAAATAAAGGAGTAGTTCCAGCAGAATCTGAATAAACAATATCTCCTACAGCTGGGAAAGCACCACTACCATTATGGTAAAAAGTAGTATTAGAACTTGTAATAGTACAAGGATTTCTTGGAGAAGAAGTATTACTAAGAAAAGACGTAAGAGCATTTTGCGATCCGTAATCTCTAAAGTTTAGTAACTGATTCTTACTTCCTTCGTATGTTGAATTAAAATAACTAGCATTAGCATCATTAAAACAATCGTTTAAATCATCTGTTGTTGGGTTAACTTCTGTAACCACATCTTGTAACGTAAAAGTTGTAGTATTTGGAACACCCATTATATCCCTGCTTTTTCTAATCTTGCTTCTAATTCAGCAATTTTAGCTATTAATAAATCTATGTATTTAACTGTTTTGTATCCTTCTGCATCATCCGCAACAAACTCAGGATGAGTTTTTTCTAATTCTTGAGCTATAACACCTGTTCTATATAAGCCCTTTTCTTCTTTCATTTCAAAAGACTTCCAAGCAACATCTATTTTATTAGGCGTTAATGTCTTTACTTTTGTTTTTAATCTTTCGTCAGAAGACAATATAAAGTTAGTTGCAGTAACTGTAGAAGTAAATCTACCTGTACCTGATACGTCTAATTTATATCCTGGACTTGTATTTCCAATACCAACAGATGTATTGTTTGGGTTAACACTAAGCGTTTCTGAACCTCCTACAACTAAATCAATTCTACCATTTTCAGTAGTTATAAAGTTTTCAGCATCTAAACCGTCAACGTCTCCTAAGAAAAATGTACCATTAACAGAATCAACATCCATCATTCTGTCTCCAGAGTTTTGTATTAAAAAGTCAGGACGATTAACTAGTACTTGGTTATTGGTAACCTCTAGTCCTTCACTATTACCAGTAACAACTCTCCATTGGTCTAGTGCATGGAATTCCATGTATGTATCAGCATCTCCACTATGAGATATTTTTTGACCTATAATAACTTCATTACCAAATGATTTCGTTCCTCCAAAAAATTGAGTTCCTCCTGCTGTAACAATACCTGCCAACGCTCCAGTTGCAGGCTCTATATCACAGCTTGTTCCATCAGAAGAATGTATTCTGACAGCTCCAACAAAATGTTGAGATGATAAGTCGGTATCAACATTGGGTGCTGAATTTGTTATAGTAACAGCTCCTGATGAACCTCCACCACTTAACCCTGTTCCTGCGGTTACCGATGTTATATCCCCTGTATTACTTGTAAAACCAGCATCATTAAGAAATATACTTAAGCCAATTTCACCTGCAGCTTTTCTACGTTCTGCTCCACCATCTAGTACTATAAACTCATCAGTAGTAAGCATAGCTGCTGTCATATCAACAAACTCAGATAAATCTAAACTTAATCCTGTTGCTGTTGCATCTAAACCAGCACCTAATGTAATTTCAGTTAAATCTAATGTAACAGCAAATGTAGAATTGCCTGACTGATTAGCTGTGAATGTTGCTCCACCATCAAGACCTGTGCTAGTAGTCATTGTAAGCGTTCCGTTATTAACAGTAGGTAATGAACCAGATGTTATATATCCTGCTCCGTTTGTAATTGCATTATTGTTTAATGAAATATTAGCCGTACCATCAAAAGAAACACCTGCAATAGTTCTAGCATTTAATAACTTAGTTGCACTTCCTGCATTACCTGTAATAGTTGTCTGTACAACATTATTTACAACTCCTAAGTTTGCTCTAGCTGCTGACGCTGTACTTGCTCCTGTTCCACCATTAGCAACTGATAAATCAGTACCTGACCAATCTGCATTGTTAATAGCTAAGTTACCTCCAAGTGTTAAGTTACCTGAACTTGTAACTGTACCTGTAAGAGTTAATCCATTTTGTGTACCTGTTCCACCAACGCTTGTTACTGTTCCTGATGTACTTGAAGTACCTGCACCTATTAAACTTCTAACCTCAGCTGCTGATATACCTGAATTTAAACTTGGTACAGTACCATTAGATAAAATTGCAGGAACACCTGTATCACCAGTTACAGTACAGTTTAATGTAACACTACCTGACGTTCCTCCACCAGACATTCCTGTGCCAGCTACTACAGCTGTTATATCTCCTTGAGGTATGCTTGGAAAAGTTGTTAAATTACCTGCACCATTTACGTACTGAGAAGCAGTTCCTGCCATTGTAATACCAAGTGTACCTGATGTAGTTACTGCTGAACCTGTGTTAAATGCATTTCCTCCATGAGAAATTCCTACACTTGTTACAGTTCCTGTGTTTGTAGTATAACCTGCTCCGTTAGTTAATTGGTTATTATTTGTTGCTATTGTAGTACTATTA